CTTGTGGCATACGTTCCAGCCTGCAATGATTAAGTTATCTGGTAAACGGATAAAACCTTTTTGCAATAAACAGATCACCGTTTCGCCATATTTTATCCCTGCGACTTGACCGATACCATCGACATCTACAACGCAAGGATCTCCATCTGATTTTGCCTGATTTGGCGGCTCTCCGATAGCACGCGTTAGCACCCCCACTAAATTCCCATACTTTGCAATCAAAGCGTCCGCACCCAGCTCACTTTCGTATTCTAGGCCATCCGCGTAATTTTTGCCGGTAATTTTGTGAACAATAAAGGCCGTGAACTGGCAGCAATCCACAGATCCGTACTCGAAGTTATTGCGGCCCCATTCATTTAGGGCTTTTTGAAGAAGGAATGACCTAGAAGGTGACTTGATCGAATTCGTTTTCGTCTTCTTCAATAATCTTGATTCCACTTCCGCTCCCTGCTTTGCGTTTTCCCCAGTCCAGCGTCAGATCTTCCATCTCTTGCAGATGCGTGAAAAACGTGTCGCCTGATGAGTCGCTTTGCTGCTGAGCGTTGGTGTAGAGGTAATTGGCCGAACGATCAAACATTGCCAATTCTGACTCGGCAGTTAGTATTATTGAGTCGCCGTTATCTCCACCAAGCACAGCGTCCATTGTATCTATAAACCCGGTCCATATAACGTCAGGGGTCGCTACAAGCTCGTCTGAGGCATTTAAAGCGCCAACGTATAGGGTAACTGGCCTTTGATAGTACGTCTCTCTGGCGGCTTCTGCTGCAATGCTGGTATCTATCCCGCTTAGCGTTAATTGAATGCTGTATGGGCTTATTTCATCGCCTTCTTCGATTGCGCTGATTTGTCCAAGATCACCCGTACCTTGCCACGCCCTAATACCAGCGCCGTCGTTTGCATTCCAGTTATAGGTGCCTAAGCCGTTATGTAATCTAATCGTGCCGGTTGAATTTGGCGCAGCCGTATCAAATTCTAGCTTTACGAATATGATCGGGTTGACATGAGTAGCTGCGTATTGAGCGGCTGTGTTTGAGGCTAGATCTCTGCTCATGCAAGAACGTCCTCAACTGCGTCAATGGTGAAAGATGCGATCAGGCCGGGCTGAGTTGTCCATTTAGGCTCAGATACAAGCATCATTACAGATTTAGGCGCTAGAAACTCTATCGCTGCATTATTCGTCGGGCTTGATCGCAGGGGAGGGGCTATTGAAATTGCCACCTCTCCGCTGCCGTTTGAGTTGCAGTCGGCAGTGACAATATGCAGGCAGTTATTAACCTCTATGTAATCTCCTGCCTTGAGATATCCTGATTTGCTTGCTGTTGCGCCGTCTGCGTTCAGTGTAGACCCTAACTGATTATCGCCATTAACTACTAAACTGTCGCCAGATGGTGCAGTGCCTTGTCTGTCATAGCCATAATCACCAAACTCAAACCGATGCTCTTGACCGTTGAGCTTAGCTAGAAAACCTTGCACCTTGCCCTTATCCCCGTCTTGCAGATTAGAAAAGGTTGCTGTCGTTTTCCAAAACGCGCCTTTTCGCCCTGATGTTTGTACGGCATTGGTTAAACTTGACCGGAATACTCGGGTATTCTGAACCAGCTCAAAGGTCTGGCTTGACGGTGTTAGGCCAACTTGTGTGCTGAAAGAATAGGTGGTCATACGAAGCGCCTTCTACGCATTAAGTCTTGAATCGTTGCGACAGTTTGCTGTGAGCTTTGCTGCATTGCTGCCCGAATCTTTAGATCAACGTCTGATCCAGCACCAGAAGCATCTACGTTATTAACCACGGTGATGCCGCCGCCTCCACCCATCCTATCATTTGGAACAATAGAGCCCGACTGATTAGGCACAAACATCTCTGGTCCACGCTCACCAACCATATAAGGTTGTCCAGCTTGCACCGGGCCTCCGATAGCTTTACCTGTCAGCCCTTTAACAAACGACAAGAAGCCGCCTGTAATCTTGTCAATTACGAATAGCTGGATAGCTTGCATGATTAATTGTGCTGCCATTTTCTTGAACGCATCACCCACTGATGACGTGCCTTTAACAATACTCATCAGGCCATCAGACATATTCTTAAACGTGCTTTTAGTTAGCGTATCAAGATTGTCTTTTAGAGTAGGCAGCTTGTTTAGGAAGTCTTCAAGCGCGTCGCCCATTTTCTGAAAGCCAGTCACTGTCACGGCTGGCAAGGTTGCTATTCCGTTTTTTAGCTCTGCGACTGTTTCTGCTGCCTGTCTGTTTGCGACTATAAACTTGGTCATTTCAGCAACTAAAGCATCGCCGGGATTCATTTCCATCAATCGTGCAATCTCTGCCTTGGTCGCCTCTATAGATGCGGGCATGTTTCCCATTATTTCCGCGCCGCTTTTTGTGACCTCAGATAAACCGGGGACGAGCTTTGCAATCGCATTATAGAATTTTATGAAACCATCAAGATATGGTATTAACTTATCGCCGATCATATTGGCAAACTGTAAAACGCCAAGTTTTGCGCCCAGAAAAACTATTTGCAGTCCATGAACAATATTGCGAACAAAGCCAAACGCTTTAACTAACGCGCCAGCAACCTTTTGGCCTATGTTCCCAAAAGCTGTGGAGACGAGTGCAGCTTGCCGTAACCCATCAGCTACAAACGTGATAATCGGCGCGAAGGCTAGAGATAGTTGGTTGGTCAATCCAGTAAATACTGCTTTAAGACGAGTCAGCGCGTCATTAGCTGCTTCCATCTGCGCTGTATCGGTCCGACTAAGCGTTACTCCTAACTGCTCAGCCTCGGAGGTCATCTTCTCTAAGGCTTCAGAGCCACCGCCCAAGGTATTAACAAGTGCGACACCTTCCGAGTCGAACAACTTCATTGCTAAGCGAACTTTATCAGACTGCTTTTCAACCCCAGCCATCGAGTCAGCAACCACGCTCATCTGCTGATCTAATGGCAGCTTAACCAGATCCTCGGCGTTAATGCCTAGCTCTCGCAACGCTCCCTTGGCTTCACCAGTTCCTTGTGCGGCTTCTGCGGCTCTACGTGTGAACCGCTGCATCGCCATGTCCATCGTCCCTGTTGAGACGCCTGTCAGCTCTGCTGCGTGTCTAAGGCCCGCGAGTGCGGTTGTGGTAACGCCTAGCTTGTCAGCAGTTTTTGCTAACTCATCACCAGCGTTAATTGAGGATTTAATTAAAGCGCCAAAGCCCGCTGCACCAACGGTTCCGACAAGCGCACTCTGCATACTAAAGACAGCGCCAGATACTGATTTAAGGCCTCTTGTAACGCCAGAAAAACCTGCCTTGGTTTTATCAAACGCTCTTATGATTATGCTTACGTCTTGCCTAGCCATCTTTGTCCTTCAGAATCTTGAAATATGCCATCCACTCATTGACCTCAGTGAGCGACATCTGCTCAGCGTCTGCTATCCTCATGTGCAACCGATCAGCCAAGGATATAAGGTTCATCCTTAGCGGATCGGACATCAGTTTTTTTCGGCATCCTCCGCAGACTGTATTTCAGCAAACATTTGCTCAGCAATGCCAGAGATGACCGCTGTCTCTTCTCCCATCAGATCGATCCGATCCTCGGCAGCTTTGAATAGCTTTTCGCCATCCTCACTTGCTGCCTTCATAACAATCAGATCAACCATTGCTGCTATAGTCGTATTCTCCAGAAACTTAGGATGCTTTTTCTGAAGCTCGTTGATGTCGTAGCATGTGATTGGAAAACAATACATGACAAAAGGCTGACCCTCTTCGTCAGCCCATTGGTCAACGCTTATCGTCCGTGGCGTAACTGTGCGTCTGCTGCGTAGCTCCCTTGCTAACCCCATGTGCTACTCCTATGCTGTTGCTTCAGTCACTGCGCCCGAAACTTGCACCTCAAACGAACCTTCAACCATGCCATCAAAAGATGCAGTGATTTCGTTGCTCGTTACAATGCCGCCGCCAGTGTAATACTTCTCGCCGGTTCCCGTTCCTGTCGGGTAAACCTCAAAGTCGATATCAGCCGCAGCGTCCATCACTAACTGAACAGCGTCCGCATCATCCCAGTAAACCTCGGCAGATAAAGTGCCGGTTTTCAGAGATGAGAGGTAGGTGCGACTTGTATCGCCCATAGTGGTATCTTCGATTGTGTCCGCTGACTGCGTTAGGGTGTAGGATCGAACCTCGCCCATAGCAGCAACAGTCCCGCCGCTGACAGCGAGCTTGATAACGCCTGTTGAACCTTTTGTTGTAGCCATTTTAAAACCCTCTAAGTTGTGCCTCTGGTGAAT